TTCGGTATATATATCTGAGGACGAAGGAACTTCAAGCTCTTATGACAACACTATTCCGACAGTAGCTCACGCTTACAAAGAGTTTACTGTTCCTGCCGAATCAACAGGAACTATAACATTAAATTTTGATTGGAAGTGTTTAGGTGAAACTACTTACGATTTTGTAAGAGTATTTGTAGCACCTACAGGTACTGTAACACCTACAGGAGGATCTGAGGTAGGTTTTCAATATAATGTAGTTTCTTCTACGGGCAGATACAGTAATTCTGACTCTTGGACATCAGCATCAGAAGACATTACCTCATTAGTTTCAGCAGGAAGCACGTATAAGCTAATCATTCAATGGAAGAATGATAATGTGGGTGGTAGTGGAGATGTTGCTGTCGACAATATAAGTATATTTTACTAATAATTAAATTAAATGAAATCTAAATATTGCAAGTGTAAAAATACTTACACAACGGAAGACTGTCTTACTAATAATTGTCACTACCCTGATTATAATCGTCAGGGTGTTGGCTCTTTAATAGAGAACGGGGTATCTAATGTAGATAATACCTCTTCAGAAAGAACTATTAATAGCGAAAGAAGCTAAAAATAAAACAAAGTATAATCAAAATGGTTATACCTTATATAACAGTAATTTAAAGAAAATTATGAAAAACCCAAAAGAATTATTTGAATCTATAGTAAACTTGTCTAAGAAAGCTCTTGGAGAAGATACTGTAAAGGAAGAAGTTGTTTTGAGTGAGGAAGTTGTAGAAGAGGAAGTAACATTAATGGAAGAAGAAACAGAGGAAGTCGTAAAAGAAGAGACTCCTGTGGCTGAAGCTCCTGTTGTTGCACCTGTAGAACAACCTGCTGCAGTATCTAAGAGTGAATTTGACTCAGCTATTGCTGAAATCAAAGAAATGTACACTAAGGTATTAGAAAGCATCTCTCCAAGCCAACCTTTAGAAGTGCCTGAAGCTCTTTCTGAAGTAACCGAAGAAGTTGAGTTATCAACAGAAGAAGTTGTGGAAGAAAAAGTGGAAGTAGAATTAAGTGAAGAAGTAGTTAATGATGAATTAGTACATGATCCTGAATCAGAAGTAACTCAAAAACAAACTATACTTTATTCACAAACAAGAAAAAAAACAACAGAAGATCACGTATTTAACCAATTATTTAATAATAAAAACTAATTATGCCAACAACAACTAATATCACAACAACTTATGCAGGGGAAAAGGCTATGCCATTTTTATCTGCAGCTTTGCTTCAGCCAACTACTATTCGTAATGGTGGTGTGACTGTTAAGCCAAACATCAAATTCAAACAAGTATTAAAGAAAGTAGCTATGAGCGACTTGATTAAAGATGGTACTTGTGATTTTACTCCAACTGCAACTATTGACATTACAGAGAACACTTTGACTCCAAAAGAGTTCCAAGTAAATTATACTCTTTGTAAGCAAGATTTCAGATCGGATTGGGATGCAATTTCTATGGGATTATCTGCACATGATAACTTACCTCCATCTTTAGCTGAATTCATTATCGGTAAAACTGTTGCTGAAGTAGCAACTGCTAACGAAACAATCATTTGGCAAGGTGCTGATGGTAACGAAGGTGAATTTGATGGTTTTGAAGCTTTATTTACTGCTGATGGTACTGTTATCGATGTAGCAGGTATTCCTGCTGCTGCTTCAACTGTACAAGCTGAAATGAGAAAAGTAATCAACGCTATTCCTCAAGCTATTTACGGAAAAGAAGATTTAAACCTTTACGTATCAAGTGGTGTATGGAGAGCTTATGTATCTTCTTTAGCACTTCAAGGTGGTGGAGATGGTTACTTAAATCAAGGTTCTAATCAAGGTTTCTCTAACTTAGTATTCGAAGGAGTAAACATTTTTATGGCTGCAGGTTTAACTGCTAACAATATGGTAGCTGCTCAATCATCTAACTTATACTTTGGTACAGGTTTAATGAATGACATGAATGAAGTAACTGTACTTGACATGGCTACTCTTGATGGATCTCAAAATGTAAGATTTATTGCACGTTATACTGCTGCAGTAGGATACGCTTACGGAGCTGAGATTGTATATTACAAGAACTAAGACCAACTAATCAATGATAAGGGGAGTTAACGCTCCCCATTATCTAATTTAAAAACAATAAAAATACATTAATTATGCCATGTGAAAATATATCTTTAGGGAGATTAAAACCCTGTAAAGACTCAGTTGGTGGAATAAAGGCAGTATACTTCATTAATTACGAAGACATTACCGACCTTACATTCTCTTCAACTGATACTGACGTAATAGAAACATTAGGTACTACAGGTTCTGAAGTTTCTGCTTACAAATATGACGTTCACTTTGCTTCTTCATTAACACAAAACATCCAAGCTTCTATGGAGAATGGAACTGTTGCTTATGAGCAAGTACTTGAATTGTCAATGCCAAGATTATCTAAAGAAGATAATAAGGAAATCAAGATATTAGCTTATGGAAGTCCTCACGTAATTGTTGAAGATCAAAATGACAACCTATTCGTTGCAGGTTTAGTAAACGGAATGGAAGTTACTGCAGGTACTATTGTTACAGGTACTGCAATGTCTGATATGTCAGGATACACACTTACTTTAACAGGGATGGAAAGACAACCTGCAAACTTCTGTGAAGGAGATTTTGCAACTCTATTCGTTACTGAAGTAGTAGGAGTTTAATATTATTTATTTATTTACAGTTGAAAGGCTCCCCTCAAAGGGAGCTTTTCTTGTTTACAGAAACAAATCTATTATTTTTTAGTATTATATATATGAACATAATAAACCCAAACTTAGCTACAAACACAATAAGTGTTTTGGCAAGGAAGACTTACTCTGAAGGAAATATTTCAGAAGACTATTCTGTTAGAGTTAATTCTGATGAAGGAATTATAGAATCTTTAGAGTGTACGGAAGTAATATTTCAAGAAACATTCTTCGTTCTTAGAAATGAAGATACTAATGAAAAGTCCATAGTTCTTGTGGATAAAGTGGTTATATCGGGAAATCAATTAGATTTCGTTATTAGTGGGTTTACATTTAAAGAGGGAGAGCGTTATACTTTTAAGATATATAATATAGAAGAAGAGATATTTAGTGGTATAATATTAGTAACTGAGTTTGACCAAGATAATTACACAATAAATAATAACGAATTTGTTATCGATACAGATACGGATTCAGATTCAATACCTGTATATGAATAATAAAAAAAATAAAAAAAGACCTAACATTTCTTTTGTAGAAATGGCTAACTACGAAAGACCTTTGGTTATAGAAAACCTTAGAGATGATTACGTTTCTTACGGATCAGATAACAATTATTATGGAGACATAATAGAAAGGTATTTAGGTTCTCCTACTAATGCTCGTTGTATTAACGGAATTAGTGATATGATCTACGGAAAAGGATTAGACGCTCTTGACAGAAACATCAACATTGACTCTTACATTGAGATGAAGAAGTTGATTGACGAAGGAGAGTTAAGAAAGATTGTAGGAGATAGAAAGCTATTAGGTAGTGGAGCTATTAAAGTAGTATACAATAAGAACAAGTCTAAGGTGATTGCTATAAAGCATCACCCTATGGAGACTCTTAGAGCTGAAAAGACTACTGAGGGTATTATAAAAGCTTATTACTATCATCCTGATTGGAAGAATAAGAAAACAGGAGATCAGCCAAAAAGAATACCTACTTTCGGAAATGGTAATGATAAACAACTAACTGAAGTGTTTATAGTAAGACCTTATGTGTCAGGATTCTACTACTACTCTCCATGTGATTATCAAGCATCTTTACAGTACAGTAAATTAGAAGAAGAGGTTTCCAACTATCATATATCGAATATACAGAATGGTTTACAACCAAGTTTATTGGTTAACTTTAATAATGGGGTTCCATCTGAGTCTATTCAAGCTTCTATGGAAACAAAGATAAAAGAAAAGTTCGGTGGCAGTTCTAATGGAGGACGTTTTATCCTAAGCTTTAATGAAGACAAGGAAACTGCTGCTTCTGTAGAACCAATACATTTACCTGACGCTCACGCTCAATATCAGTTCTTAGCTGATGAAAGTAGAGAGAAGATAATGTTGGGGCATGGTATTGTATCTCCAATCCTTTTAGGGATTAAAGATAACACAGGATTTGGTAACAATGCAGAAGAATTACGTACTGCTTCTATACTAATGGATAATATAGTTATCGCTCCTTTTCAAGCTAATATAATCGCAGGTCTTAACAAGATACTTGCATATAACAAGATATTCTTATCATTATACTTTGTTACTTTACAACCTATCGAATTTGTTGAATTAGACAATATCGAAACGTCTGTAGTAAAAGAAGTGGAAACAGGAGAAAAGCTATCTAAGATGGATAGCTTTAAATACAAAATTAACGAATTAATATCAAATTTCATATAATGGCTAAAGCACTATTTGCATCAACTACTTATGTTAAGAAAAAGAGTATAATCTCAGGTTCAGTAGATCCTGATAAAATGGTACAGTTCATAGAAACTGCACAAGACATACATATTCAAAACTATTTAGGTACAGACTTATACAACAAAATACAAACTTTAATCGTAGATGGAACTATTACTGAGGTTAGTAATTCACATTATAAGGACTTATTAGATGATTATATTAAGCCAATGTTAGCTTGGTATACACAAGCTGAATTCATTCCTTTCGCTGCATACACTTTAAGTGAAGGAGGGTTGTTTAAACATAGATCAGAGAACTCTGATGAGGTAAGAAAAGAAGATATAGCAGGTTTAGCTACAAGAGCTTTAGATAAAGCATCATTCTATTCAGAGAGAATGATTGCTTTCTTGTGTCATGATAACAATTCTAATTTATTTCCTGAGTACGTTAACAGTGATTTTGATATGGATCCTGATAAAGATGTAGATAGCTACGGATGGTATTTAGGTTAAACTTTAATATAGAGTGGGGTATGACAAAAAAGATTAACAAATATAAATTAAAACTAAGTTATTCAAGCAAATTAGAAAAGTTTGTTGACAAATTAGATAGTAATACTAAAAAAGATATAGAAAATGGGAATAACACTAACAGGTAAAAAAATAAAAGAGACTTACGAGGGATTGCTAAAGCTAAGCGACAACAATCCTATAGAAATCTCATATAAAAAAGTTACAGATGGTTATGGAAATGAAACTGCTCTTGGTTTATCTATAGATGGCGTTACTTGTGACAAGATATATAGCACACAAACAATAGCAGAGATAGATGCTGAACTTGATACAATAGTTCCTAACAAGAAGTGGGTTGAAGCTAATAATGCTGCTGCAACAAGCTTCGTAGCTCTTACAGATACTTTCCCGTTTATGTACAGTAGGTCGTTCGGTAATTTATGTGTTAATTCATCAGGTACTCAGATAACAACAAAACCATCTTACTATGACTTTGCGTGTGGAGATGAAACAAGTGATCTTACAGTTGGAAATGTAGTCAATATAGAGTTTCCAAGAGTATTAAACAATATTACAGGTATTGATTTTACTGTAACCACTGCACCAACAGGAGCTCCTATAGTGATGGATGTTCTTTTAAATGGTACAAGTGTATTTTCAGGAACACCAAGACCAACAATAGACACAAACACTACATCAACAGTAAACTCATCTGTTTCTTACTTTATATCATTAAGCCTTTTCACAATTAATCAGGGAGATGTTTTAAGTGTAAATATTACACAAGTTGGTTCTACTGTAAAAGGAACTGCATTAAAAGCGTTTTTAACCTATGATGACGTTATTTTATTATAATGAGATTATTAAACTCACATAGATTCGGTTCTGCAACACCACCTTCCTCGCTACTTTACGATAACGTTTTAGCGATGTATTCACTTAGGAGACCTAATATGTCCACTACATGGACGAAAGCAGCTCTAAGAGCTTCTATAGAAGGAACTAATAAAAGAAAATATATATTTTTTGATACTAATGGGGTTATCAGTTTGTCATCACTTACAGGTGATGACTATACTACGGCTTCTGCTGAAACTTTAGCTACTTGGGCAGGAACAGATACTGTTTTGGTTAGGGATTGGATAGCTATGACTCCTAATAACACTGTTGACGAAGATCTAATCTTAGAGTCTTCTTCTGTTGAGGTAAGAAATCCTGTTTTAATGATAAACGGATCTATATTGGTTAGCAATAGTAAACCTACTATTAGTTTTCAGAAAACCACTATACAAGATATGATTGCTAAAGTTCAAGGTATTTCAGGCATGAGTGACTCAGATTACTTTAGTGTAATATCTATAACGGAAAACAAAAAACCTTTAAACACAGGTAAGTTCCTTACTAATGCTTCAAGTGGTGGGTTGTATTTTCACCATGATACTTCAGCGTCTAAGACGATGTTAACAATACCACCTTCCTCTTTAGTTTACACAACTGCTAATGTTACTGTAGATCAGCAAAGATCTCATTTGACAACATATACACCTGTGGTGTCTCCTGCACAAGCAGTTGTAAAATCATATTACAATAACCTATTGCAAAACACATTGTCTTCATATACTTCTTTTAATAATCAGGGGTTAAAGATCGGTGGAAATGCACAAAACAATAATGATATATTTGTAGGTAATATATCTGAGATAATAATAATGGACGAAGACGTTTCAAATTCATATACAACTTACTTTGATGAAGTTAATTCTTATTACCAAACATATTAAGTAAAATTTAGTATTAATATAAAGGAATAGGAAAACATATTTATATAAAAAACAATAATAAAAACAATAAAATGGCAACAAAAATTTACGAAGACGCAACTACAAAAGAATTAGTTATAATCAGGGGAACTCTTGAAAGCAGATACGCTGCTTTTAGTGACTTGTCAAGAACTAATGATGACAATTCTAAACTAAGTGTAACTCATTCTAATACAGGAATGTCAGTACTTGACCCTACTATATTTAGTGACCTACAAAACGAAAGTGGAGTTGCTTATGCAAGTTTCGCTGCATTGAAAGGTGCATTAGATGGATTCTTTAACGCTGAAGTATAATGAGTAGAAGGAGACTTATTATGATGCTATTTAGTTTCTCTGATGAAACTAAAGCATTTATATCGAGAGTAGAAGCAGATGGTGGCTCTATAGAGTCTCCTAAGTGCATAGACGAGAAATTAGAATTAATATAAAACAAATAAATTATGGCAACACCAAGTGTAGCAATGATTCCTTCAGGATATAAAGACGGAACATTATATAACGTATTACCAAATAACGCAGCAGGAGACTTTGATGTAACTCGTGGCAGTTTGGCAACAAGAGTAAATGAAAGTGGCTTAATTGAACCCGTAGGTACTTTAGGTGCAGATGTGGTTTTAAATGGTGACTTTGAAGAATTAGGAGCAGACCAAATATTAAATGGTGATTTCTCACAAGAAGGTTCGGAGTTAATTACAAATGGTGATTTCGCTACAGATAGTGATTGGAGTGAAGATGGTAATTGGACTATTGGTAATGGGGTTGCTACATATGATGGACTTTCAAGTACAAAAAGAATATACCAACCGATAAATTTTGTACAAAATAAAATGTATAAAATTTCTTTTGATGTAACAGAAACAGATGATGGCACAATAAGATTGTTTTTTGGTCAAGACTCAACTTCTCTTGTAGATACAAGCAACTATGCAGTTGGTAGTTATGTGGTTTATGCAACTGCAACAACAACATCGCAAGTTTTTTCAATTTATGCTTACAATAGTAATAGTGGTGGTGGCTCAATAGACAATGTTAGTGTTGTTGAGGTTGGTCAAGATTGGGATTTTTTAGGAACGGGTTGGAGTTTTGGAGATGATAAGGCTACGCATACGGGAGCACAATCATTAATAGGTCAATCTAATATACTAACAATAGGAAAAAATTATAAGATTACTTTTGATTTAAGTGG